CGCTTTTCAGGTAAGTAACGAAAGAGTGCATGGTCTTCCCTCATATCATCCCGCTGGCGTTAGCCGTCACGATATCGACGGCAGCAGCCAGAACAGGCGCGGACTGAAGACGGCTTTCCACTGTGTAAGCCAGAACGGAAAGACTGCGGATTGCATCGCGGGCGCGATCAAGGATTTGGGTTCGGCGGGCAGCTGTCATGTGCTCTGTTGATACGGCTTCCCCAGCAATCGCGCCCACATTGGCTGTGGCGCTTAGCGCACAAAACTGCATATTTGCTTCAGTTGCGTTATTAACCGGAACCGATGGCAGACAGTTAATCTGCGCAAGCAGTCCATCCAGCAAGCGGCCATCTTCTGTGTAATCAGTGATAGCCAACAGATCATCACAGGTCAGGCGGTGCGGCTGTAATTGATTCAACTTATTGCGCAGGATCTGCGGACGCATGCCAACGGCAGCGGCCACATCTTCCAGGTTATGCGCCAGTGCAAACGCTCGGCAAGCTGCATCAAAATGAGCATGTTTAGAAGTCTGATAATCAAACATTGTTTGCGTTTCCCGAATCCGTAGGATTAATTACGCATTAAGCGAAATATTGCATTCGCTTAGCGCCTGTACGGTCAGGGCTGCCATGTTGATATGAACACCACTCATAGGTGCATCCTTCTTACCTCTGATGGGCAAGCGGCCATCACGGATCATGTCGCGTGCCGTTCCTTCTGGGGTTCCTGTAAGGCGGCAGTACTCTTTTAATGGCAGGTAAGGCGTGGGGATGGTGATTGTAATGTTAGGACGCATAAGGCAAACTCCTTTATTCAGTTGAATGCAGCAACATTCAACAACATTCACGAACTGAAAACTACA